CAGGTGACGTACGTGACCTATTTCTCAAGCTGTATGCTGGCGAAGTCCTAACAGCCTTTGAGGAAAAGAAAGTCCTTATGGACAAAGTACGCACTCGCACAATCTCAAAAGGTAAGTCTGCTTCATTCCCAATGACAGGCCGTGCAACTGCTGAATACTTGACCCCCGGAAACGAAATCACAGGTGGGGCTATTCGTGCAGGTGAGCGTATCGTCACAATTGACGACTTGCTTATCTCAAGCCAGTTCATTGCTAACATTGATGAGGCAATCAACCACTACGATGTACGTTCTATCTACTCAAAGGAAGCTGGTATCGCACTAGCTAACGAGGCAGACAAGAACGTAGCACGTATGTTGACCAAGGCTGCACTGTCAACCAACGCAACAGCCGCTGCTGGTCTTGTTCAGGACTATAAAGCATTTACTGAAGAAGATTTCACAAACAACGTAACCATTGGTACAGCTACTGCTGACTCTCTTGACCCTGCAAAGCTGGCTAAAGCTATCTTTGATGCACGTAAAGAGATGGAAATCAAGAACGTACCAACTGATGGTGCTGTTGTTGTGCTTGCACCAGATCAGTACTACGCCCTCTTGGACGTAACTGATGGTAACAAGCTTACCTACATGAATAAAGACTTTGGTGGCAATGGTAGCATTGCTTCAGGCAACGTACCTTCAATTGCTGGTATGCCTGTAATCATGTCAAATCATGCTAAAGTTGCTAACCTGTATGTGAACTTCACTACTGGTGATGCTAACGAAGGTAAGACATCTGACAACCAGCCACTAGCAAACACTGCTGGTTCTGGACGCACTACTCACTATGACCTTCCGACTGCTGCTGTAGACGGACGCGACATGGTTGCAGAAGCTGCTAAGTTCCGTGGTTTTGTCTTCACACCAGAAGCTGTTGCTACTGTCAAGCTTCTTGACCTTGGCATGGAGTCTGAGTACCAGATTAACCGTCAAGGCACACTGATGGTTGCTAAGTACGCAATGGGACACAACGTCCTGCGTCCAGCAGCCTGTATCGGTCTGTCTGAGGTCTAATCAACTAGGGGGTAGCTTAACGGCTACTCCCTTTTTTACTTGGATGGTGTTATGAAAAAGCTAAAGATTAAGAAGTCACGTGTAAACGAGGCAGGTAACTACACCAAGCCTACTATGCGTAAGCGCATGTTCAACGCTATCAAAGCTGGAACTAAAGGTGGTAACGCAGGTCAGTGGTCTGCACGTAAAGCCCAGCTACTAGCTTCTCGTTATAAGAAAGCTGGTGGGGGTTATACATCGTGAAGAAACCTCAGGAAAGCCTCAAGAAATGGACTAAACAAAAGTGGCGTACTAAGTCTGGTAAACCATCAGGCAAGACAGGTGAACGCTACCTACCAGAGAAAGCTATTAAGTCGTTGTCTGCGTCAGAGTACGCTGCTACTACTAAAGCAAAGCGAGAAGGCTCTCGTAAAGGTAAACAGTTTGTCCGTCAACCTCTCAAGATTGCTAAGAAGACAGCACAGTATAGGAAATAGATATGCCAAATGTAGCAGGTAAAGAATACAAGTATACTAAAAAGGGTATGGCACAGGCTAAGGCTGCGGCTAAGAAGACTGGTGCTACCATGAAGTATAAGAAGAAGAAATGATATGGCTATTACACACGCAGGTGAAACCTTCCAAGGACTACGTATACCAAAGCGTTCTCCTAAGGGTAACAAATCACATGCTGTACTGGTAGGCACACAAGAGAAACCAAAAGTTATTAGGTTTGGTGAACGAGGTGCTAAAACAAACCAGTCAGCCAAACAACGCAAAGCTTTCAAAAGCAGACATGCAAAGAACATAGCCAAAGGACCGTCAAGTGCAGCTTATTGGGCTAACAAGGTTAAGTGGAAAGCATAGGTAAACGACATGGCAGGAACAACTAAACTAGATGCAGTCAACACAATGCTTTCTGCCATTGGCGAAGCACCAGTTAGTAGTCTCTCCTCTGGCTTGATTGAAGCAGAGATTGCAGAGACTATCCTTAACACAGTTGACAGAGAAGTACAGTCTATGGGCTGGCACTTTAACACAGAATTAAACAAAAGTTTTGCCCAAGATACTAATGGTCAGATAATACTACCTGCTGATATTCTTCAAGCAGATGCCACCCTAGTGGCTAACAGCCCTGACCTAGTACAACGTGGCTTAAAAATGTATGACAGAAAGAACCACACGTTTAACATCGGTAAAAATGTTGGACTGGATGTGGTGGTTCAGTTAGAATTTACAGATGTACCTGAGGTAGCAAAGAGGTACATGGTATTACGTGCTACACGTATCTTCCAAGATAGAGTAGTAGGTTCAGCTACCCTACATGGTTTCCACGAGAGGGACGAAAATCGTGCTTTAATGGAACTAAGAGAATTTGACAAATCTGCTGACGATGATAACATCTTTGATAACTATGATACATTTAGCATCATTGACAGGCAGGGACGGAGAACAATGTAATGGCACTAATTAGTCAATCCATTCCTAACCTAATTAACGGAGTATCGCAGCAGCCACCTTCCCTACGCTTGTCTACTCAGGCAGAGGTACAGGAAAACGGATTGTCTAGTGTTGTTACTGGACTATCTAAACGTCCACCTACACTACACGTAGCAGACTTAGGTACTATTAGTAACTTAGATAAAGCTTTTATCCATACTATTCGTAGAGATGAGAACGAACTGTACTCTATGGTAATTGATACAGCAGGTACTATCCGTGTGTTTGACAAGGATGGAACAGCTAGAACTGTAACTAACAACGCTGCTGCTTACTTAACAGGGCTAACAGACCCAAGTACAGAACTGTCTGCTGTTTCTATTGCCGATACAACATTCATTCTAAATAAGAACAAAGTAGTTGCTAAAGATACTACAACTAGTCCAGCACGTGGACCAGAAGCATTGGTCTATGTTAAACAAGCTGACTATTCTTCTACGTATCGGTTAAAGATTACCAAGGGTGGAAGTACTAGTACTGTAGAATTTGCCACTAAGTCTTCTACTCAGGCTGATACAGCTACAACACAGAAAGCAGAGCGTGGTGCATCTACTGACTTGATTGCCACAAACCTTAATACTTTTTCTGCTACTAATGTTGACACCAACTACTATGAAGGCACACCTACAATTATTAATGCCAGCGCAGTAACAGGTATTACCATTACTCGCTATGGCTCAGTGTTACACATCCAGTCTACTGATAGCACAGACTTCCAAGTAGAAGTAGGTGACTCTCATGGTGGTGATCACTTACTTGTGTTCAAGGATGAGACACCTGACTTTAAGAAGTTGCCTGTTGAAGGACCAAACGACTTCCTCATTAAAGTAGCTGGTGATAACCAGAAAGCACAGGATGATTTCTATGTTAAGTTTGCTGATGGTGTGTGGAAAGAAACAGTAGCTGAGAATATCTTGATTGATCTTGATGCTGCTACTATGCCACACAAACTTACTAAGCAACCTAACGGTACATTTATATTTGGCGAAGTAACTTACGAGTCACGCAAAGTAGGCGATGATGATACTAACGACTTCCCATCCTTCATAGGGTTTACACTGGCTGACATCTTCTTCCATCGTAATAGACTAGGTGTACTTGCTGACGAGAATGTTATCTTTAGTCGGGCAGGTGAGTTTGTAAACTTTGACTTCTTCCGTAAGTCTACCCTAACAACAGTTGACAGCGATCCGATTGATGTAGCAGTATCCTCTAACAAGGTAAACATACTTAAACACGCTGTACCATTCAACAACACACTGCTGTTGTTCTCTGAACTAACACAGTTCAAGGTAACGGCTGATCCTATCCTAACCCCTGAAACAATTAACGTATCTAGTACCACAGAGTTTGAGGCTTCACTGAGAGCCAAGCCAGCAGCCGCTGGTAGATTTGTGTACTTTGCCACTAAGCGTGGTGCGTGGTCAGGTATGTGGGAGTATTACGTTGATTCTGACACTGATACTAATGACGCTGCTGAAACTACGTCACACGTACCAGAGTACCTTGACGGAGAGATTAAGAAGATTGAGGCATCGTCCAACGAGGACATGATCCTTGTACAGACTACAGGTGAAACTCAATCAGTATATGTCTACAGGTACTACTGGAAGGGCAGAGAGAAGCTACAGGCTTCTTGGTCTAAGTGGACGTTTGGTGATGACGTACTGTCTATGGCCTTTAACTTGGCTGACATTATGCTGCTTGTTAAACGTGGTAACAACTTATTCTTAGAAAAGATTAACCTATCCGTAGATGATGCTACTCAGTATACTACAGGTAAGTTTCCTATCATGCTAGATAGGCGAGTTCAACTACAAACTGGTGGTCTTACTACTGTACCTTATACAGCTAGTGGGTTGACATATATTAGCCAGCGTGGTAAAGTAATTACAGTGGGTGATGTAGCAGCTTTGCTTAGTGCATCAGAGGTGGTCTATGCAGGTATTCCTTATACGTTTAAATACCAGTTCTCAGAACCAGTAATTAAGCAGGAAAACAATCCTATTACGACAGGTCACTTACAGCTTAGAAACTATGCAGTTGTCTATAATGACACAGGTTTCTTTAATGTTAAGGTAACACCACTTAAACGTGCTACTTATACTCGTAGCTTTACAGGCCGTGTTGTGGGGGCATCTTCCAATATTCTAAACCAAGCAGCTATTGACTCAGGCACATATCGTTTTGGCGTTGTGGGTAAGTCAGACTCAATAGATGTGGTACTAGAAAGTAGTAGCCACTTTCCCTGCGTATTCCAATCAGCAGAGTATGAAGGTTTCTTTAACCTGCGTTCACGGAGAATGTAATGAAAGTCCATGTGAGAGATAGTATTCAATCTGATGTAGACTACCTAGCTTCTAATCTTAGAGAAGAAGACAGGCTAGAGGTGCTATCCTCACATGGAGATGTTAAAGAAGCTTTACAGGATGCTTTAGATTACTCTGAGGAGTGTTACACTATCATAGTAACTGACACAAACGAAATTGCAGGTATGTATGGTCTGTGTGAAATAGATGACATGGTAGGAACACCGTGGCTACTTACTAGCCCAGCAATACGTAAAGTATGGCTACCATTCTTACGACAATCTAAACAGTGGGTAGCAGAAGCTAACCTTAAATACCCTGTACTTACCAACGCCTGTGATGAACGATACCATGTAGCTTTGAAGTGGTTAAGGTTCGTAGGGTTTACTTTTATTAAACGCCATGAAACATATGGCGAAGGGGATAAACCCTTTTTAGAATTTGTGAGGATATAAAATGGACCCATTTACCATGATGCTAATCGGTGGTTCAGCACTTGCCGACTTTTCTCAAGCTGGTGCAGAAGCTGTACAGGCTGAAAGAAAGTATCTATCAAACCGTGTTAATGCTGCAGCAGCTAGAGATTTAAAAATACAATCTCTCAATGCTCGTATGATACAAGAAGGTGAAGCAGCGGCCTCTCAGAAACAACAACTAGGCATAACTGCTTTGAAGAAGGCAGAGAGAGCCAAGGTAGCTGCAGGTGAAGCAGGTATAGCAGGTAGAGGAGTTGATACCCTAGTAAATGAATTTGAAACTGCTCGTTTACGAGGAGTAAGTACAGTAAATGCACAGACCAAAGCATTACGTAATCAAATTGAAATGGAAAAGATGGGTATCAGTGCTGAGGCATTAAACAGAATTAACTCTCTACCACGTGGACAACAGCCTAACTTTTTAGCTTATGCTGTAAAAGCTGGCGCACAGATGTATGCTGCAGAGACATCATTACAACCTGATTTAACAGGATTGGATACAAATCTTCCACCAGTAAATTCTGGTTCTAATTACTTTGGTCAAAACGAAGCTATTGTTTTATAGGAGTAACACATGGCAAGACAAAGAGTACAGGTAGCTCCTTTAGAGGCTCCTACTACTGTAAGACCAGTTGCTTCTCCAGTAGATACGTATATAAGACCAGCGCAGGAACCTAAAGCAAAGAGTGGCCTATCAGAATTTATCTCAGCTATAACTCCTGCATTGAAAGTAGAAGCCCAAAAAGAAATAGATGCTAGACAAAAGCAAAATGAAAAGATTGAGGCAGGTATAGCATCAAGAGAGGCCTTTCAGTCTAAGCTAGCTAGGGCAGAACTAATCAGTGAAGCTACTAATGGCTTTGAAAGAAATAAAGAATATTATCTTGAAGCTGGTAGAGATCAAATTGCCACTGATAGAAAGAAATATATTACAGACTACGTAACAGACCTTGAAGCAGCAGGTACACATCCTAATATCATAGCAGAAATTAAGAATGATTTTGATCTAGCTACTGCTAAGTTTTTCTTAGACCCTAAGAATGGTTATAATGTACGAAAAGCAGCGCATGACTTAAATAAAAGAGATGAGCAAGTTTTTCAACAAGTCTTCAAGATAGATGATGATCCTAACAATACTGATAGGACTACAAAGACTGCAGAGATTGCTGATATTATAGAAAGCTACGTTAACTTACGTGGTAATCCAAAAGAGTTCTTTGATAAATTTATTCCTCTTGAGGTAACTCGCTCTAAGTCACGTGGTCAAACGTCTGTTTACGATTATCTTGATAGTGACCTATCTAAGAATAGACTGCGTGTGTCTGATTATCTTGATAGTAAGGAAGCAATTAAAGAAAATCAAGCTGCTATTAATAAATCAGCAAAAGCAGTCAACAAACCTTTAATTAAGCAAGCTGCTGTAGATAAACTAGTAGCTGACGCTATTTCAACAGGTAATCCTGCAGGTGCAAAGGTAGGAGAAAAAGTCGTAGTATCTGATGGTGCTGGTGGTTCATTTGAATTTACAAATACCAAAGAACTGTCTGCTAAGGCAGGAGATAAATTATTCTTTGCATCTGATGAAATTTTAAGAAATGAAATAGAAGCTCTTAACATAGCCAACTCTCAAGGACGCAGTGATCCAGCTACTTTTGATACTGTGATGAAAACACTTCAACAACAACGTGTTGACTTAGAAGCACGTGTGTTTAACACACATTATAATCCACATGGGATAGTACCAGCTAGGTATAAGTTACCTATTACTGCAGGACTACCCTTTTTACAGGGTGGAGATGTAAGCGAAGGTAGTCAAGGACTAGCTGCCTTAGGTAGTGGGCTAAAAGCTATCAGAGACTTTAAGTCTATGGGTGGCAGTATGTCTACCTTGGGTCTTTCTAAAGAACAAGAAGTTAAAGTAGATGCACTCAATGCTCTTTTAGAATCTGGTAGAGAACTAAGAGATATCGCCCCTTTTTCAGCTAAACCTATTCCCCAAGATTTTGGAAGAATAGAGACATTAGTAACTGAGGAAAGAGTTAAGGATACAATTGATACAGGTTATTTCTTTGATAATACCAACATAGATGAAGCTCAGATTGGATACCCCTCATTATTGATGGATGTTCAGAAACAAGCTAAAGCTATTATGTTTATATCAGAAGTACCTATGTCAGCAGAAGAAGCTGTTGCCTTAGCTATACCACAAGTTAGAGATAATTATCTTACACTTAAAACCAGTCAGTATGATGCGTTTGCTTTAGGTGATCCTAGACACTTCTCAGTGGTTAAGAAAGTAAGTGGACAAATTAACTCAGAAGCTAATGAGGAAATCCTTGATGATATACTTACACGCACGTTTGATAATGAACGTGTAAAAGAAATCATGGCTCCTCGCCTAGCAGCTATCGGATCGTCTACTACAGGTATACTTGATCCTGACATGGCTTTTGCTTGGCAGCAAGACTCACGAAATGCTAACATGTTAAATCTTATGGCATACGCAGAGGGTGACTACAGCCGCATGGTACAAGTAGGCACTGTTAATTTACAGACTTTAACATCAACTAGTTCAGTAGCGTTTGCTAATGAGTTAGCTGAGGAATTAAATAAAGTTGTAGAGCAAGCTGATACAGTAGAACTAATGTCTATTGAGGCACAGAAACTTGCAGAAGCCTCTGGTATCACTATAGCACCTGCACCTACTGGTTATATTAGTGATCCAGTAAGTAGAGCTTATGATGCCCTTAATCAATCTATGGACATGAGTAGCTTTACACCGCCTTCTGTCATTACTCCTGCTGGTGCATCTACTCTTGATATGGATTTTAGTTCAAAGATAGAATTACCTAAGAGTGTGCCACAAGAAAGAGCTAATACTTTTGCTAATAGAGTTTTGCAGTTAGAAGGCCCAGCTATGTTTAAGGCTGAACGGTTAAGAATAGGTACTAATAAAGATGGTACTCCTAAATATGAAAAGGATGCTACTGCTGGTCATGGACATTCTGGACCTGATGTAATAGAGGGTAAAATATATTCACAAGAACAAGTTGATGCTTGGTTTGTGAAAGATATGAATGATAAGATAAAGACAACACTTAGGTTATTTCCTAAGTTTAGTTCTTATTCACCAAAGTTACAAGCTGAATTAATTCAAACAGTATTCCGTGGTGGTATTAAAAAAGGTCACGACACTACTAAACTAATAAATTCAGGTAAATTCTTTGAAGCTTCTGATGAGTTTTTAAGACACGATGAATACGAGAAAGCTAAGGCAGGTGATCCTGAAGCTAGTAACAAACGTGGCATTGTTTCAAGAATGGATGCTTTAGCTGAAGCACTAAGACT